GAGCTGGAGGCTCTGGGCTGACCACAAGACCTGAGCTGGAGGCTCTGGGCTGACCACAAGACCTGAGCTGGAGGCTCTGGGCTGACCACAAGACCTGAGCTAATCAGAATAACCCCTATAGTGTAACACGATAGGAATTGTGTATAATTGGCTTTCTTTCTTTCGCCCACCAGAGCAGGTATAGGTGTCGGCATCTATGAATTTTAATTGTGCGGTGCCCTTGGCGGATAAAACGACGGTGATAGATGTGATAGACCGTGGGGAACTGGATGACTATATTTTCCCTGCCGACATAAAAACATCCTTTTTTTCGCCCGAGGTCCTGTCAGCACGCAGCCTACCCTTCAGCACATCGGTAGATGAGACGGTGGCTCGTGGTTCGCAGACTTTCGGCGGCACAGTGACATTTGATATTGATAGTCGCACTTGCGGTGACCTCCTCTTACAAGCATATGTAAATGTAGAACTTGACCATTGGCTCCCAGAGGACATACGCGCGGGTCTTAATTCCGGTTTCTATGTCTATATTGATAATTCAGGAGAACCCGCATGGACGTATGCGAATTCCATGGGAACCGCCCTTATTGAATGGGCTTCTCTTCAAGTGGATGAGCACGAACTGGAACGTATTGATGGAGACTATGCCTATGTGTATTCCTCAGTCTATCCATCGCGAAACACGCAGTTTGGTATCAGCACGGACGCTCTTGGCGTCTTCCCAGGCACGGCCATGAACCAGCCCCGTATCTGGCCAACGCTAAATGGCCGAGTTTCGTGCGTTCTTCCTTTCAGTTTTGGCCGTGCCCGTCGCTCCGCAGCCTGGCCTCTCGCCTCCGCTCGTGACGGCTCTGTGCGCGTGGTTGTGAAACTCCGCACCTTTGCGGAACTCGTGCAGAGGGTGGATGGGTTGCGCACTTCGTGCGCAGACACCCCTCTTGGCAAGACTTTTGCCTTCAAACAGTACAACTACACTGACGCTTCTGGTTTCGGCTTTACAACTAATAACCAGGTCCCTCAACCCAAACGCATATCCCTCATTACTTATAGTGCTTACACTACAGGGAAACTAAGGAATGCCCTATTACGCTCTCCTTATGAAAAACTCTATAGGGAAGTGTATGGATTCCGCTTCGCGGAACCGCTGAAGTACACAGTTAATAAGTTGGAGGACCGGATTACAGTACAACTTCCTTTAGAGCTGAATCACCCATGTGAGGAGTTATTTTGGTTCGTGCGGCGAAAGGCGGCGTCGGACCTGAACGAATGGACGAACTATAGTTCTGTGCCGTGGTATCAGCAGGATGTTGTATTTAATCCTCCAGAGCCGCTACTTGTAAGTGGGGCATTGTATATTAATGGACAGCCGATTGCGGAGGGGGATGAAGCCTATTTTCGGCGGACTCTGGCTCAACACCATCAGGGCGCATGGACATCCTATGTTCAATACATTTATGGATATACATTTGCCGAGGCACCTGGTCGTCGGCAGCCGAGTGGGCATGTCAATATGAGTCGTGCGAATGATGTGAAATTAACATTGACGGTGGAACCACCACGGACTGGAACGACCCCCAGAATGGGGGATGGCCTGCAAGGGCCAGCAGGGGTTGATTTACCTGGTGGTTCATTGGAATGGGAAATTGTTGTTTATGCTCATTGCTTGAATTGGCTCCGGTTTGAAAACGGCATTGTGAATCGTTTGTTTAGTTCGTAAGGGTCAAGCCAGACAGGCGGGTCAAGCCAGACAGGCAGGCATAAAGAAAACTTATATAACATTATATAATAGCGTTATATAATACTGGTATAAAATGGGTTCTACTCAAGCGAAATATGAGTATCCAGATGATTATGAGGTGGTAACTGTAACGGATGAGGGTATAGATATCTCTGAAAAAGAAGAACAGCCACAAATTCAAGTAATAGAACCATTGAAGAAAAAAAAGCGACGTGGTCATCGTGAAAAGAAAGTTATTCGGCCAGAGCGTGAGCCAGAGCGTGAGCCAGAGCGTGAGCCAGAGCGTGAGCCAGAGCGTGAGCCAGAGCGTGAGCGTGAGCGTGAGGAAACAACTCCTATAGTGGAAACTATAGGGATTGTTCCTATTATGTCTTTAAAGAATAAGAAAAAGAAAAAGAAAACAAAAGCAGAGTCCAAAAATGAACTTCATGAACGGGCAAAGCAAGAACAGATTGCTCTAAACCGAATCTCCTCTATTAATGAAGCAGACCGGACTTGTTTCGCATGTAAGAATATATGTAAATCGCGTTTTCAGATGAATCATCATTATGGAATATGCGCTGCTTTTCCAGGGGCATATGAGAAGCTGAGTCCCATGGACCGTAGTTGGTATATGATAATCCAGTATGTCCGCAATGACCTGAATAAGGCATCGCGCATTTGTCTTGGCTGTGGACATATTTTCAAAACGCGCCATCTTCTTCTTGAACATACACCGAGATGTGAAAAGGCGATGACGATTGACACATGGGACCGGATTACATGTTTTGGACTTCTTTATGGGACTCCCTATGATGATTTTGAAAAGTTCCGTCCCAAATACAAAGAACCACTGAAGGTCCCTGATTATGTCCAGCGAGTCCATGAATTTGTGGAGAGCTTAAAGAAAACAATGTTGCGTGAAAAGGCGGAGGCGCGTCTGGCCGATGAAAAGATGAAGGTGGTGGAAGAGGAGCGGATTCAGAAGTATATCAAGGAAAAACTACAGGGAGGAGGGGTGTGGGTTGCCAAACAGGCAAACGCCAAACAGGCAAACGCCAAACAGGCAAACGCCAAACAGGCAAACGCCAAACAGGCTGAGGCGGAGACTATACCTGAATCAGTGCCTAGCCCAGCTGAAGAACCTTTACCGCAACGACCAAAGAAGGAACGTAAGCGGAAAGAGAACCCAAGTCCAAAGGTGGAACCAGAACCAGAGTCAGAAGCTGAACCAAAATCGGTTTTGCCATCAGAATATATTGAGACATGTAATTGCGAACACTGTGACCTTGTCCGCACTTATCCGCCACTAGAGAATCCCGCCCTTCGTGGTGCCGAGCGCGAAGGCTATTATGTCATTCCTATGGTGATGGACGGGTATAGCACAGTGGTGAATAATCGCCGTATATATGTGCCGACCCAAAATGTGCTGCTGCGGATTCATGACTTGGGCTCAGCGTAAGCGTAGTAAGGAGCTAACCAGTAGAATTCACTATAGGAGTAGGCACAGATGTATCATCAGGCAGTGTATATGTTTCCACGAAGCTTGTCTGCGGAGCGCCAGGATGTTCTTCACACCCCTCCTTCATACATGCCGAGCATATGACTGACCGTCGCAAATAGAAAAATCGCATACATAAAAGACAGTAATACGTATTTTCTTTTATGAAAACTGTTAAGAAACACCTATGACACACATGCTCAGGGTCATTCATTTGGACTACACTATAGTGGTGTTCTTTAGATGATGACCTGTGTAAAATCCATCTAAAATCTTCTATGCCTACACTATAGGTATTATGTCCGCAGGGCTTCATCGTATATTACATAACGGCCCGCAAGATGAGCGGCTTGTGGGCTCGGCACTGCCTTGGTATCAGCGGAAGCTTGACCGCACTGGGCGCTATACAACTCAATGGCGTCGCGTGGACTTTGACACTGTGCCGAATTTTGGCGTGCGAGCGACGGCGTCAATTCCCGTAGCGGGGGAGCTGTTGAGCCGTATTTATCTTGTCTCGGAACTGCCGTCCTTTGGACCGGCGGTGGCGGCGGCGCAGGCTCAGGCGGCGGCCTTGGGCAAGGTCTTTCTTGGGCCAAATATTGGTTATACGAACAGTGTGGGGCATGCCCTTGTGGAGACCGCGGAACTCACTATAGGGAATACGGCCTTTGACCGACTGAACAGTCGTCTTCTGGAGACGCTGGACGAGTATTACACTCCGCTGGAGCAGGTGCCGCTCGTGAATGAGCTCGTGAAGCGTGCCGACCACGGGTTCTCGGTGGGTCTCTATGGGTCAGCGGTAGCCGATGCCGTAGGCGCAGGCTTAGTGGGGGTTCCAGAGACAGTCGCCGTGCCGCTGCCGTTCTGGTGTGTGCGTGGGGACGAGCGGTCCTTCTTGCCGCTTGATGCCCTGAATGCCTCGCGTGTC